CAGGCGAAAAACGGCAATTTAGGAGCGTATCAGTCGGAATCGTTTGGCGGATATTCGTACAGCAGGGCAACAAACAGTAAAGGCGAGACCTACACGTGGCAAGATGCCTTTAGGGCACGCCTGAACCCATGGAGGAAAATGGCATGAGTTTAATCAATGAATTTTTACAAGATTGCATACTCATGGATAAAAAGCGTACTTCTGACGGCGAGGGTGGATTTATCACCGAGTGGGTCGAGGGCGCTAAAATACAGGCGGCAATAGTCCGTGACACCTCCATGTCTGCCAGAGTGGCGGAAAAAGAGGGTGTAACAGCAACATATACAATTACTACAGCTAAAACAGTAAAGCTGAGCTATCATGATGTATTAAAAACAAAAGACGGAAAAATTTTTAGAGTTACATCAAATGCAGGAGAAAAAGAAACCCCTGCGTCGTCTAATTTAGACATAGCACAGGTCATGGCGGAGAAGTGGGAGTTAACGTCATGACTCCAACAGCGGCACTGTATCAATTTTGGTCGTCTTTCGGCATAACTGCATATCCGTCTAACAGGGTGCCGGAAGATACCGCATTTCCTTTTATCACATACGAACCAATTATAGCAAATTGGTGGACAGGTGCGGCCGCCGCTAGCGTCGTAAATGTCTGGTACCACACAGAATCTGAGGCAGTCCCAAATAAAAAGGCGAAAGAAATCAGTGACAGATTGCAAGGAGGAACCACGGTCAAGTGCGATGATGGAATCATTTTTCTGTCGCAAGACCAGCCTTGGACTCCTTTAGTCGATGAAGCTGACTCGTCAATAGTACGCAGATACACAGTAATAACTATGCAATTTATAACTATTTAATGAGGTGAGCAAATGAAGTATACGCAGGTACCTTCTGACCTTTTCAAAAAAATACAGATTAACGCCGGTATTATTGTATCAGCTTTTGAGCCGGAAACGGGTGCCATAACAGCAACTAACATCCTCATGGCAACCAGCGGCGGTTGTAGCTTTAGCGCGGAGCCATCCTTTACGGATTTCGGGGAAGACATTGATAATGTGCCTAAAAACACGATGGAACTCAAGGAAATCGAATCTATCGAAGTAAAATTATCAGGCACAGCCGTTACAATGGATACCGCACAGGCTAAAAGTTTTATGGCGGCGGCAGACGTAGCGGGAAACAAAGTAACACCAAGGGCAGATTTAAAGGCAGAAGATTTTAAGGATATTTGGTGGATTGGCGACTATTCGGACGAAAATTCCGGGGATTCCGCCGGATTTATCGCAATCAAAATTATGAATGCACTCTCAACGGGCGGATTTAAGATTAAATCAGATGATAAATCCAAAGGAAATTTTGATTTCGAATACACAGGACATTACAGCATTAAGAACGCAGAGACAGTACCTTACGAGGTTTATATCAAAACAGGCGAAGCGGCGTAGGAGGTAAAGCATGAAATTATCAGAATTAACAGCAGAACAGGGTTTAGAAGCCATTGCGAACTCCCTCGAACATATCGGTAACATTGCAGACGATGATGATGCGCTCAGCCTGTGCCAGAAGCTTGTACCGCAGGAAGGGGAGAAATATATCAAAGTCTTTGCTAGGGGTGCTAAAACAGCTCCTAGGCTGTTAAAAACACACAAAGATGATGTAATTGGAATCTTAGCAGCGTTTGAATTGCAGAGTGTTGAGGAATACAAGAAAAAGCATAAATTAATGGACGTTATCAAAGGCATGGTTGACCTCATCAATGAGCCGGAGGTACGTCAGCTTTTTTTCTCAGCGCCAACAAGCGCAGCAGAAGAACCCTCTGGCGATGCGCAGGAGAATACAGAGGAAGAAGCGTAAAGGGATTCTTGCTGTACGTCAAGGCTAAGATTTTAGACGACACAGAGGAATTAATTTACAAACGATACATGGCCGATGGGCTGAAATATGTAACCGAAAGCATTTCGCAGGCGTTCGGTGGGAAATATCTCTATGTATCATTTTTTGATTTAATTAATAGCGATAAAAAGCAAACAGTAACAAAGACTGGCGAAGAAATAGCCGCGGACGTCATTAAAAAAGCCGGATTGGTGGTGATGAGTGATTGAATGTGATGGAATTGTTTGTCACTCTGGCAATCAAAGACACCGCATATAAGCAGGGGCTGAAAGACGCAGAAGGTAACGCCAGCTCGTCCACATCAAAAATTGGCGGGGCATTTAAAGCGGTCGGGAAAGTAGCTAAAACAGCTATGGTGGCCGGCTCTGCTGCCGCCGTTGCATTTACAAAAACATCAATAGATGCCGGAATGAATTTTGATACTGCAATGTCTCAGGTAGCAGCTACCATGGGAACAACCGTAGACAAAATAGGGAACGTCAAAGCCAAGGCTGAGGAAATGGGGCGCACAACAAAGTACACCGCAACGGAAGCGGCGGAAGGAATGAATATCCTTGCTCAGGCTGGCTTGTCGGCGGATGAGCAGATTAGCGGTATCGGAACGGTACTTAACCTTGCCTCTGCCGGTACTATGAGTCTGGAAGAATCGGCATCATATACTGCCGGAGCTGTAAAAGGCTTTGGTGACTCGATGAGTAACGCATCTTACTATGCCGATTTGATGGCAAAGGGTTCTACTCTTGCTAATACGGACGTAAGAGGCCTTGGAGAGGCTTTTTCCGGTTCTGCTGCCACAGCGAAAAACTACGGTCAAGCGGCGGACAGTGTCACGCTTTCCTTACTTCGCTTGGCAGAGCAGAACGTGACAGGCTCCGAGGCATCTACGGCATTAAATAGGGCAATGGCGGACTTATATACTCCGACTGATGATGCATCAAAAGCTTTAGATCAGTTAGGTGTATCCGCCTATAAGTCAAACGGCGAGGCAAAAGATTTTAACGACCTCGTAGACGAGCTTAATGGCTCTTTGCAGGGTATGACAGCGGAACAAAAAAACAATGCTCTTGCAACGATTTTTACAACGCAAGGCTTACAGGCGTTTAATAAAATGACCGCATCGAGTGATGCGACTGTGCAAAAATTTTGGAAAGGAATACAGGATTCTTCCGGCTCCGCAGCACAACAGGCGGCTACGCAGTTAGATAATTTGCAGGGCGACATAACCTTGCTATCTAGCGCCACAGAAGGCCTGCAACTTGCTTTTTATAATACCTTTTCGGGTACTATCCGTGGTGCCATCAAAGGTATAACAAGCGAGGTTAGTGGATTAGCTGAGGCGATGGAATCTGGCGGCATAAGCGGCGCCCTTTCCAAACTGGCGCAAGATGCGATTAATTTTAGCGGCCAGTTGCCGGGGCTGACAAAAATCGGCGGCGACCTCATAAACGGTTTAATTTCAAGCGTTACTCAAAATTCTGGCAGTATTACAACTGCTGTCAGCCAACTGTTAAATAATCTTGCCTCTACGATTTCCACAGGGCTAAATGTATTTACATCGGTCGGAGTTAATTTGCTGACGACTATCGCTAACGGCATGACTCAGGGCATCCCGACCTTTTTGGGGCAGGCGTTGCCGATGCTGACACAATTTACAGAGTCATTGAGGAGCAACGCAGGCAAATTGATAAATGCAGGCCTGACACTTATCCAGAATATTGCTCAAGGGCTGATTAATTCTATTCCTGTATTGATTGCATATGTACCTACAATCATAACGAATTTGGCTGGCATTATTAACGATAATGCGCCAAAAATCCTTGCAACAGGAGTAACAATCATAACAAATTTAGCGATTGGCTTAGTTCGTGCGATTCCGTTATTAATTGCTAATTTACCGAAGATTATCACAGCAATCGTAAGCGTATTTACAGCGTTTAACTGGTTTTCGCTTGGTAAAAACATTGTTACCGGCATAATAAAAGGGGTCAAAAATCTCCCTTCTCTTTTAAAGGGTGCCGCTAAAAATGCTGTAAACGGATTCAAGGGAGCATTTAAGGGAAATGGTATTTTATCGGCTGTAAAAGGAGCATTTACTAAGATACCATCGGCTGTTAAAAGTATCTTTACTAAGGCAGTATCCCTTGTAAAAAGCTTCCCTGGACGGTTTAAGAGCGCCTTAAAGTTTAGCTGGTCTCTTCCACACCTAAACCTACCGCACCTGAGTGTTTCCGGCGGAAAAGCTCCGTTCGGTATTGGGGGAAAGGGTTCCCTGCCATCATTCCACATTAGCTGGTATAAAAAAGCCATGGAAAGCCCATATGTATTTTCTGATGCCACCTTGTTTGGAGCAGGAGAAGCAGGAGACGAGATGCTGTACGGTCGTAGCAGACTGATGAACGATATCAAAGAGGCAACACAGGGAACGAAAAACGATGTAACTATTAATGTAACTGTAAACGGTGCAGATAACCCGGAAGAATGGGGAAGAAGAATGGCAAGTGAGCTTAGAAGGCAGGTGAAAATGGCATAATGGCAAAGAAAAAGAAAAAGTCTGCTGCTCCTAGCGGTCTGTCTATATCGAGAGACGGTTTGAAATTTACAATATCTTGGAAAATACCGGCGAAAAAATATGAGGATGGACAGTGGCTATGGTATCGTCTACATACAAAAAACGCCGGTGCTTCTAAATGGGATTGGACAAAGTGGAAGAAAATAAATGTAGGAAAATCAGCAACTAAAAAAACGGTAGCACTTAATGCAAAAAATTATTATCCTGTCTCATCAAAATTATTAAACGCGATAGAATTTAAGGTAAAGGGCAAAACAAAAAGTGATAAAAAGCATACCTATACAGCCGCACATTCCACAAAAACGTTTGCTATTCATGCGCCAAATGCCCCTTCCGTTTCTTATTCTCTTGATGATACTGGCGCAAATAAAGGTACATTTACTTGGAATACCTCATACGAGGCAAATGATGCAAGGCATTTTGCAAGGACGCAGGTACAGACCGCATTAATGACAAACTATAAGGGCGCCATTGCAAACGCTCGCTTTACCAATGCATCCTATACGGGAGCGTCTGGCACATGGGCAATAACAGAGGATGGTTCCCCGACACAAAACAAGACATTTTGCCGTATTGTAAGGGCAAAATCGAGAGGGTGTGCTGGAGATTCCGGTTGGAGTTATGCGTACCATTATTACAGTATCCCAGGGCGTCCAAACATACAGAGTACAGGAAGCAAAGAGATAGGATTCTCTAGCCGCTATGTATGGGCAAACTGGGTGCAGGCATCGCCGCGGGACCGCCCTGTGGATTCCATGGAGTTACAATACGCTATAGACACGCCGGAAAGCGGAGAGAGATATACTGGCACATCATGGAGCACAGGAGTAACTGTTGCGTACCATGATTATACGGTGTCAGCAGATTTCAACACGGACGACGGCATAGCGGAAGACCAGATTATGTGGACAAGGGTGCAAAGTACGCACGATAAAAAATATGCATATTCTGAGCCACGAGTAGCGGCGCGAGGGGCTTTAAAATCCCCGTCATTTGATACGGTATCGGCAACAGGAACAACACTTACTATCAATAGCGTTGAACGCAACACGGAAGTTCCTGACGCTAAAACAGCCGTCTGGATGAAAATAGGCAACGAGGAAAAAGGTATTATTGCAATTACCGACAAAGAGGGGACAATCACAGTTGCGTGTCCGGACGTTTCTGGCGGTACCGAATACCAGATTGCGCTCAAAAATTTTACCGGAACTTCCACACCTCAAAATGGAGCGTCTGGCACCACCTACAAACTTAGCCCCCTCATGCAGTCTGGGTGGATTTATTCGGAAACAAGAAAGATTGCAGTCCCACCGAAAAATATAACTGCAATGGCGGTGGCATCTGATACCGTGGAACTAACATGGGATTGGTCGTGGAAAAATGCGGATGCGGCTACCGTTGCGTGGGCAGACCACGAGGACGCATGGATTAGTACGGAAGCCCCAACTACTTATGACGTGGAGGACAGGGAAACCACGTGGCATATCGGGTCCCTAGAATCGGCAAAAACATATTATTTCCGCGTAAGATTGCGGGATACGTCCGGGGATGAGGAAGTGTTATCTCCTTGGTCTGATACGGTTTCCGTATCTCTGAGTGAGACCCCAACAACTCCTACGCTTGCAACGACAGAAAATTATCTTGCCCTGGACGATACAGTTATTTGCAGTGTTGGCTACACCGGAAACAGCAAAGCTAGCATAAAAATAGCGGAAGCGGTTAACGATGAGCCGGTTAAAGGCAAAGATGGAAACGTCGTTGTTTTAATGATGTCTTCCGGCATGGAGACATTATCGGAAACTATTGAAAACATTAATAAAATCTATACTGCAAGTGGTCTTTTGAGCAATCTGTGGAATGTAGGAGAAATCCATTATTTAAAAGCAATGGTTACAGCACAGGGAGGCAAGGAAGGTGCATGGTCAGATTCTGTGGCTGTTGAAATTGTTGCAAAACCTGCAATAGACAGCGTTACAACAAATCTTGTTTCGGAAGCAACAGCATATAATTCTGACGATGTTACCACGGAAACGACCGACCAGACAGTGCCGGAATCATCGGAAGGCACAACAAATTATTTGGAGCAGCTACCATTAACGATAGCCCCGTCCTTCGGGGATTCTGCTGGCACAGCAAAAGTAACGATTGTCAGGGACGAGGATTATTATATTCTGCGCCCGGACGGATTAAAGGAACAGCATTTTGCCGGCGAAATTATTGCCAGTTTTACCGGTAGCGAAACAGATAACTACAGTATTGCCTTGGGCGACCTGATCGGGCAGATGGATGACGGTGCAAGGTACAGCATACAGATTGCATTTACAGATATTTATGACCATGTGGCAGAAAAAAAGATACCGTTTGTTGTACGGTGGAAACACCAGCCGGAAGTGCCAACGGCCACTGTAAATACGATTGCAGACAACAAAACAGCGAGTATTGTTGTTGCTAAACCAACCACATATGCTGATGGGGATACATTCGACTTGTATCGGATGAGTGTAGACAGAGCAGAATTGATTCTGGAAAATGGGGTTTATGGACAGAAATATGTTGACCCATACCCAGCGTTAAATGAGTACGGCGGCATACTGGTTGTAAATAAAACTGCCAACGGTGACTATATAACGTCAGATAGTTCGTTTGCATGGTTATATAGCGATTTTTCCATCGAATATAAAAAGGCAATCATTGATTTTGACGGTGAATCTATCGAAATCCAGTATAACATTGACTGTGATAATTCGTGGGATAAAGATTTTGAGAGGACAGTATACCTTGGGGGCTCTGTGCAAGGCGATTGGAACCCTGCGATCACTCGCGATTTAAAAATTGATGCAGTAAGTATCTCACTGACAGAACCAACGATGATTGAGCAAATGAGACGGCTCGCAACGTATCCCGGAATATGTCACGTTAGGACACCAGATGGTTCATCGTTTTCCTGCGATATACAGGTGTCGGAGAAAAAAGACCACGATAATAAAATGAGGACAGATTTCTCATTAACGATAAAAAAAGTGGATTCGGAAGAACTGGATGCTGTGACGGAAGAACAGTGGAACGCAGAGCATCCTAATGAGGTGGCGTGATGGATTGGAGCAAAGGATTTTCAGCAAGATATATTTTAACAACAGTTGACCCTAAGACGTGGACAGACCGTCAAGAATTTGAATTTACTGAGGGTAGTATTGACCGGGACAGTACGTCAGATTTAAGGGAATCTGCTTCCGTCACAATGACGGAAAAGATAACAGACAATGAGTGTTGGGTCCGCATTTACCTACAAGCCAGACAGGGAGGGTCAGGAGCAAAAGTAGCACTGTTTACTGGCTTGACCGCCTTCCCAGAAAGAAAGCTTGATGGTGTGAGAGAGACTTACAGTATTGACTGCTATTCCGTTCTCAAGCCGGCAGATGATGTGATTCTGCCGCGTGGTTATTATGCACCAGCCGGTAGCGGAGCAAAACAGATTAAAAATCTGTTTAATGATTGCATCCCTGCTCCCGTGTATGTCGAGGGAACATCACCGATAACTACAGATAACATCGTTGCGGAAGATGGGGAAACAAGGCTCACAATGGCACTGCATATTTTAGATGCTATTGGTTGGCGGATACGAATACTTGGCGATGGAAGCATTGTTATCTGCGCAAATGATAATAATAGCAGTCTTACAGTGGGGATTAACGCAAACGACATCATAGAGTGCGATGTAACAGACACATTTAATTGGTACGACACACCGAACTGTTTTATGGCAATACATGACGATTACGGCGCAGCCATCGCGCGGGACGACAGCCCGGACAGTTATTTATCAACCGTCAGCCGGGGCAGGGAAGTGTGGAAATCGGAAACAGGCGTTGAATTATCTTCCGGGGAAAACATAGCGGCTTATGCCGTTAGAAAACTAAAAGAATTGCAGAATCCTGCCAGAACGATACAGTATAGCCGGCGATTTTTCGAGGACGTTCTTTTAGGCGATGTGGTCTTTCTAAATTATCCGAGACATGGCCTTACTGGAAAATTCAGAATAATATCACAAACCTTGTCGCTTGAACACGGATGCCGGACAAAGGAAGAGGTAGAGAGCATTGAATGATTTCATAAAAGAGATTGCCTCGGCAATGAAAGAAAGCAAAACAAAGCCTTACGACACGGTTGCAAAAGTCCTTCGGGTTGACGAAAAAACAGCATATGTCCACATTGACGGTGGAGCAGATGAAACCCCCGCACAGATGGCAATTAATTGTAAGACAGGTGACACAGTAAAAATCCGTGTCAGCGGCGGAAAAGCATGGTTAACAGGAAACATTACAGCACCACCTACAGATGACTCTGTTGCAATTAAAGCGAATAAGACAGCTACTAAGGTAAAGAAATCCTACGAGAACTTTAAAGATATTACTGAGGAAAACTTTAGCAGTCAGGAAGACAAGATAGCAGAGGCTGCTAAAGTTGCAACTAACTTCATGAAATATATCGAAGGACTTGGATTAGTTGTCGGTGATATGCGAGGAAATACGCTTGGACAGAACGCGTTACTTGACGCAAATGGAATGTGTGTGCGCAACAATAACAGCGAAATTGTACGATTTGGAATTACAGATATTAAAGTAGTGAATGAAGACGGAGACCCTGTTTATAGTGGCGCTGGCTCGGTCGTAAAGTCACAAAACAACATTGTTGTATCAACACAGCAAACAAAAGATGCAAATGATACTAATGTCGGTGGTAAAGCTGCGCTTGAATTATATTATGATAGTGCAAAAGATAATATGAGTCTCTCGTTATCTGTAAAAAGTGGAACATCCTATACTGATTTGTACGAAAGCATTGGAAATGGGATATATGCTGATAACTCTAATACAAAGATTGTGTCTTCAGACGTAATAAAGTTGGATGCAGGGAGAATATATTTATCTACCTATTTAGGGACTTGGAGACCATATTTTTGCGCTGGCGATTCGATCAGTGCAACTTTTGGTACTGCTGGATATATTACGAGTTCCGGCAAGGATGTCATTTTTATAATTCCATTATCAAAACCAATAGTTGGGAACCCGACGGTAACAGTAACAAGTGTGGAAGGGCTTATGGTCCGACAAAATAATAAGTATTTATATGGTGGCTCGTCAACAAAATATGTCAAACCTAGCAAATATACTGTACGCTCAACGCTTAGTGGAGGCTGCATCCATGTATTTGCAACAATGCAAAATACCACAGATGTTACAAACAATAGCCCTTGCGGCATCTATGCTAATATTAAGATAACATTCTCATAGGAGGAATAAAATTGGCTTTAAAAAAAGAAATTCGTCAAAGCGACGGCGTAGTTACTAATTATCACAGAATATTATATATTCAGTCTACAATCAACAGTCATGATTCAATAGCTGTAGTGTCTTATGTAGATGAGATTGGCAGAATCATGGAAAACAACGGTGACAGACCGTATAGAGCCGCTGTTACATACGAGAAAGAATATGAAGAGAATATGACTATTGAAGATGCTTATAAGTATCTCAAAACACTTTCGGAGTACGAAGATGCAGAGAATATCTGATACAATTTATGCATAAGGAGGCGAAAGCATGATAGCTAGTGGGACAATAATTATTGACGGGCAGACATACCGCAAAGGAGATATTATACACGATTTAGGCGGATGGGATTGCATAGATACGGACGGAAGTAAGCGATATTACTGGGGGAAGTCTTCTGAAGTAGATAAATTGCCTCATTATGTTGCAAGTGGTTCGACGGCGTTATGCGTAGACACAGGGGAATTATATGGCTTTTACGCCCCTGATAGCAAGTGGTTTTTACTTTAGGGAGGTGTAGAACATGAGAAAAAGCGGTTTAACGGGAGATGAGGCGTATATACTCTCAAAACATGGGGAAACAACAGAAGACCTTGACCCGCTAAAAAAAGAAATTAGTTTGATAAAGGAAGACTTGACATCTAAAGCCGATAAAACAGCCCTTGTCAAAACTGACAGAAAGCTTGATGCACTCTGGAAACTCAATCAGGGTATCAGCTATGAATTTCAGACAGATGATACAGAAGCATATCAGAAAACTGTTCCGAGTGGTGCAAAGATGGTAAGCATTAAAAGTATTGGCGGTAAGACGATTGTCTGGAATCAGATGATTTCAGATGGTGTAGGAGAACTGATG